GCACAGCAGGCTAAGGCGGCTGGCGCAGCCCAGGCTGCGGCCAGGGCCATCACGACCGTCTCTCCTACGGTCTCCATGGTGGACGTTGTTGGCCTACAGACTGCCCTGGATGCCAAGGCCTCCCTAGACCACGCCCATGCCATTGCCGGCGTCACGGGCCTACAGGCTGCACTGGATGCCAAGGCTGTGTCTGGGCATACCCACGACATTGCCTCGGTAACGGGCCTACAAGCCGCTCTGGACGCCAAGACTGCCTCAGGCCACTCCCATACCATCGCCAACGTCACGGGCCTACAGACGGCCCTAGACGCCAAGGCAGCGGCTGTACACACACACCTACCTGGGGACATTGGCCAGGATGGTGCCACGAATGGTCAGGTACTTACCTGGTCCGGCTCTTCATGGGGCCCGGCCACCCCAGGGGCAGCCTCGGCATCCCTGAGCAGTGGCCAGGCCTTCCTGGGAGCAGACGTGGCAATGGCCTCGGCCAACACCTGGTATAACGGTCCGTCTCTGTCGCTGGCTGCCGGAACCTGGCTGATTATGGCCAGCGCGACCATTGGCCGAACAGCAACCACGGCTGGTAGCTACAACATCCGCATCTCAACGGGAACGACCCATTACGCTAGCGTCCAGCAGTACCACGCCTCGGTGGCAAACAACTGGGCAGCTCTGTCGTGCAATGCCGTCGTGACCCTGGTAGACACCACGACCATCAGGCTTCAGGCTGCCGGAACCGTTGCCAGCGACGTGCTCAAGGCAGCTACCCCAAACAGTGCCTCGGGCAATAACGCCACAGGCCTTGTGGCAGTAAAGATCGCATGAACGAAATCGACCCCCGGCTGAAGGACTTCAGGAACTTCCTGTACATCGTCTGGCATCACTTGGGCCTGCCTAAGCCGACCAAGGTCCAGTACGACATTGCCGACTACATCCAGAATGGCCCACGGCGCTCCGTCGTCATGGCCTTCCGTGGCGTCGGGAAGTCCTGGATCACCTCGGCCTACGTCTGCCATCAGCTTCTGCTGGACCCCTCCAAGAACATCCTGGTGGTGTCTGCCAGCAAGGGCCGAGCCGATGACTTCTCGACGTTCACCCTGAGGCTAATCCAGGAAATACCCATCCTGAACCACCTGCTGCCCAAGGAGTCACAACGGTTCTCCAAGGTGGCCTTCGACGTGGGCCCGGCCCCACCCCAGCATGCCCCCAGCGTGACCAGTAAGGGCATCACCTCCCAGCTTACGGGTAGCCGTGCCGACATCGTCATTGCCGACGACGTTGAGGTGCCCAACAACTCTGCCACACAGAACATGCGGGAGAAGCTTGCTGAGTCGATCAAGGAGTTTGAGGCAGTCCTAAAGCCCAATGGCAAGGTCATCTTCCTGGGCACCCCCCAGACCGAGTCCTCGATCTACAACCTACTTCCTGACCGTGGCTACAACATCTGCATCTGGCCTGTCAGGGCCCCCTCGGAGAAGGACAGGGTCAACTACGGCGACCGCCTGGCCCGGTTTGTATCGTCCTTGAAGCCCAGTGAGCTGGTCGAGCCTGACCGGTTCGACGGTAAGGAGCTCCTGGAGCGTGAGCTCTCCTATGGCCGCTCTGGCTTCTCCCTCCAGTACATGCTGGACACCAGCCTGAGCGACCAGGATCGCTACCCGCTCAAGATCAATGACCTGCTGGTCATGGACCTGAACACTGAGCTGGCCCCCCAGAAGCTCATCTGGGCCTCGGGAACAGACCAGGCCATGCAGGACCTTCACTGCGTCGGGTTCAATGGGGACCGCTACCACAAGCCAATGGCCCTGGTGGGCGAGTGGATGCCCTACAACGGCTCCGTCATGGCCATTGACCCCTCAGGTAGGGGCTCCGACGAAACGGCCTACGCGGTCGTCAAGATGCTCAACGGCAATCTGTTCGTGCCCGACGCCGGCGGCATCGCTGGTGGTTATGGGCAGGCTGTCCTGGACAAGCTTGGGGCCATTGCCAAGGCCCAGAAGGTGAACCAGATCCTGGTCGAAGAGAACTTTGGCCAAGGCATGTTCGCTGAGCTGCTCAAGCCCGTCCTGACCAAGGTCCATCCCTGTGCCGTGGAGTTGACCCGACACTCCATCCAGAAGGAAAAGCGCATCATTGACACCCTGGAGCCGGTGATGAACCAGCACCGCCTGGTGTTCGACGCTGGAGTCATCAAGAGGGACTACACGTCCACCAAGGACCTTCCTACGGAGAAGGCTCTGCACTACCAGCTCATGTACCAGATGAGCCGCGTGACCCGCTCTAAGGGGGCCCTGGCCCACGACGACCGTCTAGACGCCCTGGCTATGGCCGTGGCCTACTGGACCGAGCAAATGGCCCAGGATGCAGACAGGAAGATCGCCATGAACCGGTCCAAGGCCATGGATAGGGAGCTGGAAAAGTTCATGAACGCTGTTGTTGGGCGTAAACCCCAAGGCGACACCTGGATGAAGGTCTGAATCGACCACAAATATCCTTATGTGTGGCACCTATGCTCCCAAAACAGCGACGGTAGCCCCAAAACAGTGATGGAACACCCTACGGTATGGGGGGTAGGGGGGCCTCCGTATCCTAAGGTATAGCTAAAGTGGGCCTTAGGACGGCCTAAGGCACTCCTGTTTAGGGGGTTACAAACAGGATCAGTATCTAGGCATAGTCATTGGTAACCCAAGGTAGACCTAAGGTAACCAAAGGATAGGCTAAACGTACATGAACCAAGATAACTTGACCAATGTCCGAGTTGGTTGCCACACGATCCCCCTGGTCTGGGCAGAGACGAAGGACTATGGGGAGTACTCCACTGACCTACCTGCTCCTAAGATCACCCTAAACAAGAACCTAGGGCCCAAGGGAGCTGCCATGACCCTGGTTCATGAGCTGATCCACGCCATTGCTGACCAGTACGGCTTCAACGAGTCGGAAGAAGAGGTCAAGCTGCTGGAAACAGCCGTGTGTCGCTTCCTCATGGAGAACCAAGAGGTCGTGAAAGAAATACTTGAGGGTCTTTCTTGCAACGAGGCTAGGCCGTGCTAGAATGATCGAACCTTCCGACAGAACCATTGTCTCTCTCTCGGGGCTCATGGGCAGCAATGCCGTGAGCCCTTTTCATTAGGAGCCCTTAGGACCCCCAGAGATGGGGCCGTTCAGGCAAGGCGGATCGTACAAATGGATAGTATCCCGTGTGTTCGCCGGGGATGGGGGTTCAAGTCCCCCTCTGTCCTTGCCACCTAGCGGACCTTTTGGTAAAAAAATCTGAAGTCCAGTACGTCAAGGCTATTCGGCCTGACGCCCCCCTTGCCCCCTCCCCATGCCGGGGGTGGTGCCGGTGCCCCCCTAGGGCCCCCCTCGCGCGCCTGCCCGCCCGGCGGCGTGCTCAGGCCTGCCCGGCGTGGGCGCTGGGGTGCCGGTGGGCCTGCCCAGCCGGTGGCGGGGCCGTGCCGCAGGGGGCCGCTGGGCCGGGTTATGGGACCTCATCGCCTCGATGGGGGCCAGCATCGCGCTGGTCCCTGTTGGGGCGATTATTGCGAATGGCTGCCCAGCGTCACGCCATCGCACTGCCAGCGTGCCCGCTAGGGCCCCTAGGATCGCTCAGGAAGCCCGCCAGCACCCCGGGGCTACCTTGACCCCACCCAGACCACCCAGCCCGCCAGACGCCGTCCTAGGGCCTCGGCTCATCCCAGCGTCCAGCCCAGCCGGTGCCCAGCGCCGAGCCCAGCCCAGCGCCTAGGCTGATCGCGCACGCGCGCCCGTCGATCTACAGAGGATATAAATACCGAAGACAATCCCCGCGCGCATAGATCCCTTCGCCGGAGGTCTCGGCCTGCCCAGCCGGTGCCCAGCCGGTGCCCAGCCGGTGCCCAGCCGGTGCCCGGCGCAGTGCCTGGGCGAGTTGGTAGCACGCTGCCCGGCGCAGTGCCTGGGCGAGTTGGTAGCACGCCAATGGAAAGCCCCGGCACGCGGGGCCGGGGCTGGTCAGGGGGCAGGTGCTGGGCTCAGAGCCAGCGGCGTTTTCGTTTCAGTGGGCGGTGGTCGTCGTACTCCGGCGGGGTCAGGGCCATCAGCACGATTCCGCTGGCGATGCTGCACAGTGCGCACCACAGCCAGCCGGTGAGGGAGTCACGCGGCATGCTCGGCCTCCGTTCGCTCTGCCCGGTAGTGGGCGTTCGCCATGCGGAAGGCATCGCGCACCATGCTCGGCCCCAGCGCATGCATGCAGTCCGCCAGCAAGTCGGTGAGCAGCACGCAGGGATCTACGGCATCTCCACGGGTCCCGTAGTGCTCGGGCTGCCACAGCGCATCCATGGCAGTGCGTGCGCGTTCGGCTCGGTCGTGGTTAGAAGGGAATGGCATCGGTGTCCTCGCTTTCGGTGTCGGTGTCTTCGTCCATGGTCAAGCCCATCGGCACCTCGTCACTGCATGCCGGTGCATGCGGTCGTGGCGTGGCGAGGTAGTGCATGCGATTGACGACATGCGCGCCGGGCACGATGTACCACTCGTCATCCTCGCTGGATTCGACGACGGTCCACAGGCGGCGCGTGGCCTGTAGTTCACGCCATTCCAGTAGGGCCGCTGAGCCCTCGCGCAGCGTGTGCACCTCGATGGTCACGGGCTCGCCGTAGACCTGTACCCAGTCTTCGTAGGTCATTCGTCGCTCCCTTCGTCGTCGCTGCCATCGAACCACTCCGGCGGCATCT